CAGCCGCAATGCCACGCATCTCACGATCAAGATCGTTGAACCCTGTGTAGATACGCTCATGTGGTGACTGCGCCCAACGAACAAACTCGTGAGCCGCTTCCTCTAATGGTCTGTAATAATGCATTTGTTTTTGTTCAGGAAGTGAGGACGGGGGGCTTTCGCCCCCCGCTTTCAACGCTTCCCATTTTGATGCGAAGTCCTCAAGGCTCATCATGAACCTTTCGGTGGCCAAAAGGCAACAGCTTCTTGTCCATCAACTGTGTCTGCTTGCTTGAACCAAGGACGCTTCGTACCAACTGCTTGGTCACGGTTGTCCCACACTCGTGCAACGCCAGCCTTCTGACAAGCGGTGATCAACCAATTGGGCAGATCGCCGTGTTGCTTGCCTGCGACAGCGACAGAACCCTTAGCACCCGACATGGGCGGAGGTGTAGCGATCATTGCCTTGGGTTGTGCTGGTGCGTATTCCTCAGTGGTGCTGTTCGGAAATGCTTCCTGTACGAGTTGCATGCCGTGTTCAATGTTGTTCCCATGAGCACTCTGCAAGACTTCGTTAACGAAATCAAAGTGGCTTAGGAAAGTTGACTGAATGTTTGCCATGCTTCCGTCATTCAAGTCGGTCTTGCAAGTTAATTCGCTCGCAATCTTTGCGGCTACTTGTGTCACGATGGACTGGTCTTTGCTAATCATGATTCTTCCTCAGGTGTAATGTCCGATGGGGACAGTTTGCTTCCTTTACATACTGACCAATACGAGCACCAAGTTTGACTACACAAGTAATGTGTGTCATTCTTAGTCCACGATTCGTCTGTGCCGATCAAGAGTGCTGTCCGCACTAACGGACGCACTTGCTCTCTAAGCCAATCGGCATGGCTTTCGTTACGGTGAACAGGAACGATCTGCCCCTTACCACCACGAACTAGAACACCGTATTTGAATGTCACAGGATACTCGTGAGTACCTTTGGCAACCATTGCGGCTGAATACATTGTTGGCTGTACAGCCTGAGATTGTTTGTCACGAGCAGAGTATTTTCTAGCCGCTGTTTTCCAATCCCAAATCGCTGTCTCAGTCACACAGTCAATTGTACCTTTGCCATACACGGTGACTTGCTTGTCACCGATTTGGAATCGGTCAAACTCAAAGTGAAACTCCTCTTCAACGCCAGTGACTTTGCCGAGAGTGGGAGCGATTGACTTCTCCCATTCATCACAAAGAGCGTTGGCGTAATCAAACAGTTCTTCGTCGCTGTACTTGACACGCTGGAAAGGTTCTGTCAACAAGCGTTGCAGTTCCTCGTGTGCCACCTCACGGGCGTTGCCCTCGCCTAGCAACACGCTAGCTATGCCTGCGTGTACTGCTGTGCCAAGGATAGTGGCGTCGTTTGGCATTGACCATTCGGGACGCAGAATGTTATTGCGTCCTCGTTCGTTGCACATGAGTGCGTCGCTAATCCATGACTGACGGACATAAACATCTATCCCGTGTTCTCTTTGTTCAATTCTCATTGCTGTTCTCCTTGTGTTCTGCTACGAATAGGTTCGCCTGATATGGCGACATGGTGACACCGAACTTGCAGAGTGCGTAAACACGGACTGCAACGGGGGGCATACCCAACTTTACACGACCGACGAGTTCGTTGTGTTGTTCGTCTGTCATGAAATAAGTGGTCGTCTTGCGTCGCTGGTTGCGATCAGACTCTGACAGCCCTGCCGTTTTCTGCATGATCACGAACTCGTCATGGAACATGAGTTGTGCTGTTAGGAACTTGAGTATGCTTGCGTCTGTCCAAGGTACGCAGAGGTCAAGGAACTCAGCGATGTGTTCTCCTTGCCAGCCATCAACGGGATCAACGAGGATCGGCGTTGGAGTCGTTACGACGACATCGCAGAGACAGTCAATCTCGTGAGCGACGACACCGCAGGTGTATACGGGTAATTGTCTTGGCATTTCTTTTTCCTTTGTTATGAAATTGGAACGGTAGTTCCAATTTGATTGGTTACTGTATCGGGCAAGCCTTAGGGCTTGTCCCGATCTAGTGCTTGTGGCTCTCTGACGAGAGCAGTATAACAACATGTCGTTGCGTAAGCGGTGGAACGGGTCAGGGGGAAACAGAAAAAGCCCCCACCGCCGAAGCGGTGGAGGCGTTCTCTGAGTTGCGAGTCCCTGTTTCAGGCTCACTTATGGGGCTTCATCTCACGCCCTCCCCGTGTGTGTTTGGCACAGACGGGGGGAGAGTTCAATGGTATGTGTGTCACTATTTTGTTATCACACGATGGACACTTCCATGTGATAGCATTAGAACGGCTCGTCATTGGAGCCTCGTGGATAACCCTGAATACCTAGTGCATTCAGGAATGTGCGGGCGTTACCCCCGATGTCATCGTGGTCTATGCCACGAATGGTCTTGCCTGTCTCAAGTTCTTTGGCAACGACATAAGAGTCTTGCCATTCAATCTTGAAGTCGGCAATGGTCAGATCGTCATTGAGTAACACTTCAATGATAGGAATGAATGTAGCTACTTTCATTTGTATTCCACCTTCTGTCCGTACCATGACACAGTCAGGTATGTCATCAGTTGTTCTATTGCACGATCTCGTACATTTGGTGGTGTTGGTTCGCCACGGTTGTCTGTGGTCATAATCAACAGTTGATCGTCTTGCAATCTTGCCAACTTACCAATGCGTACCTCAATGGGTGCAACGATCACACCGCTAGCATCTGTGACCACAGTGATCTCGGGTGCAAAGGTGTGATAGTAAAGTGTGTCGGGGTGCTCACCCATTGTATTCCTCCCCTAACGCTTCGTGAATACGGACAGCGCAATCCCAAAGGGCACTGCGATCTGCTTTGGCGGTACGCCCTAGAGGACTGTCCGCACCATGCTTGTTGATTTTCTGTGTCAGATTATCAATGGCAATGCCGACAGTTTTATTAAGTGCCTCAAGTTCTGTGATCGTGAGGTCTAACGGGTATGTAGTTTCAGACATAGTTGTCTCCTTATTTGATTCGCCGTTCGTGGCGTTAGATAAATTATAGTTGTTGTGTTTGCCCATGTGGTGGTCGTACCACCAATCTTTTGTCTTTGACATAGATCACCAAGGACTTGAGTCAAGTTGATTGACTTGTCCTCTGTTCCACACATTCCACTCTGTTTCAAGAGGGCTATGTGCAACGACATCTACAGGTGTCTCCCCGAGATACTCAACATCTTGGAAATTGTTACGAGTGAACTCGCCAGCGATGATTGCTGAACGCACGATGTCATGCGCTCTTTCATCTGTCATATCCCAAGGTAACTCAACATCGTATTCGTCAATTTCTTTCTTAGTGACACGAATACGGTATGTGCGCTTGCGAGGGTCAGTGAGTAGTCCGTCTTGGAACATTCCGTCAAGCATTTCCCAAATGTCGTCTTGCTTGTCAACCTCATAGTGTTCCATGACCCACTTGAAGAAAGTGTTGATGGCATTGAATTGGCTTTTGTGCATGACATCATTGAAACCAATGCGGTCATTGAGAGTCCTGATCTCGTGTTGTTGTGACGCAATAGTTTTAATAAAGGTGTCAAGTAACTCCTCGTTCTTTTCTATCTGCGCACGCAACATTGCGTTCTCAGGGTACACACCCCAAATGTCAGGGGTGGCAGGCGTATCAGGAACGCACTCGTACGGTAGTGGATTGTTGATAGTCATTTTGTTTTATCCTTTTCTATTTGTTGTTGGTTGTTATTTCTCAGCGATGTAGCAGTTGCATGCATCAGAGTTGTTATCACAAAAGTAGCAGGTTCCACATTCGGAACATAGATCAACACTGTCATTGAGCAAATCAAAGATCACTTGCTGGTGGCAGGTATGACATTCCCATTGAACAAGATCAGAGATCTCATCTGCGTCATCGGGGTGAACCCATGCACCTTCAATGTGATCGTACATGAGATCGCCATCTTTCCATGTGCGAGCAATGTAAGTGTCACACAAGAAATCATTGTCGTCAGCAATGTCCTCAGCAAACAAATCCTCATCGTCCCAATGGCTACGAATGTTGTACTTCTCGTAGTCACTCATAGATGTCGTCTTTGTCGGCGTGTATGAACTGCCATACGAACCATACGAGTACGACGGATACCACACCGTCTCTTTGTATGACGAGTTGCTGTACCACACACCGTCTTTCCAATGACCCAGGTGTTCGTTGATGATGTAAAAAGGCTTGGCAAGATGTGAACTCGTATTGAGGAAAGCAAGTTTGCTACCGCTAGCGAACTTGCTGAGTTCATCTACACCAGCCTGCGTGTCAAGCAAGTCAGCCATGTCAAACTCAGGTAACCATTCGGTAGCAAACAAGTTTGTATCGCTCTTACCGTTCTCTGCTTTGATTGGCAACATACCGTTGTGACCCATCACCAAATCCTCGTTCACTTGGAACGGGTGACAGTTGTTGATATCTGTTACACCATGCGTAGTGATACGCAAGTGAAAGATTGCATTGCCTTTAGGGAAACGATCACGCATATCGTAAAAGTTTCCGATGGTGTCCTCAAGATCCATACTCTTGTAAGTGTGAATCTTGTTGTTGCCGACAATGGCAAAGCCAAACCCATCGGGGTTAGCCTGACCTGCTCGGCGTAGTGATTTCTTGGAAGGCGTTGAACCGCCCTTGGCTAATATTAACAAACACATTTTGATGTGTCCTTTCTGTTTTGTTGTTGGTTGTAATTGGTTGTAGGGATAAGGATATGTCACACGCAACGAGATGCGAGGACTGATGGAAGGAACTCGTAGTCCTGCTCGGCAAGCCACATCTTGTATGACCCCCACTGCAAGCAACCGTCAATGACTTCTTTTGCAGTCAGCAACTTGGTGTACTTATGGACTGAGTGGCAGAACTCAAGAACACCGAGAACCGTTTCGGGACGAAGCGAACCTCTGAAGTAACGAAGTTCAATGGTGTTGGCATTCTGAAAGTTCAACGCACTGTAACGGTTGTTCTGCACACGATTACCTTTGCAGATCTCAACCATGTTGTCATAGCCGTAGTCAGTTGGGTCGGTGGTGCGACGGAACGACGCCCAACGATCACTGTCACGACCAGCGAACTTCTTAATGAAGTCACTGTTTCGGTAGTGGAACATTTGGAAACGGAACTGATGAGCAGAACCAGCAAAAGATTTCTTGCTGATGTGCACATGAAGCCCAGCCCCCGTGCCATTCACCGATGACCATGATGACAACGAATACTTTGATGACAACTTGGCAATTGCTTGACGAGGTAGCAACAACTTGTGTGCCTCCAAAGTGAATGGGTGCGTAACAATCTCAAACCCTGAGATTGAAGCGTCCTCTTTGTTGTACAAGTATTCCTCGGGTGACTCACCCAACAAGAACGCACTTGCATCGTTGATAGTGCTACGGTCACGAGCGTTGGTTTCCAACTCAAAACCAAACATTGGTTCGCTTTGAATTGCACGAGGCACACCTAAGCCACGAATCAACTTTGACTCAACAACCCAACCAAAGACAGGAGTCGGACGATACGAGTACGACTGAATTGTTCTTGATTGTTGGTTGTCGGGATTGTAGTCAGACTCTGACCAGCAACTCTCACAATACGGATCACCATCGTCATCACGATACGACTCGTCATCATGTACTTCCGTACCGCAATCACGACACTCGCTGTAACTGTCATTGCAACTAGTGCAACGATCATTGTCCGTGTTGTACAACGCATGATGGAAATATCCGTCGCATTCCTCACAGTAGTAAACCACATACTGATGGTTCACTAACTCGTTGGTGTAATTGACATACTCCTGCTCATGACGATAGGCATAACCCATTGTCATTGGATCCCATGTGATAGCCGCATCACGGCGGAATGTCACTAACTCGTGTTCAAGGGTTTCGTCTGTCAGGACGACACCCGTGAAGTAACAGAGTTGGATTTCCTCCTCGTCATCGTCGGGGACTTCGTTGATGTTATTTGATTCAGGCATTACGCCCTCCTTTGTGATAGCCGACACGGTATTGTGTTCGGCAGTGCGTAGTCGGGTTGCGAACCCGACGAGCCACGCATGGCTACGCAGAATTGGAACGAGCGTTCCAATCTCAGAACGGGAAACCCCGTTCCGCCATGTAGTCATAGATTGAATACATATGACTATGATCAGTACCTGATTCAGTCACAACACGCATACGCACATTGCGATCACCAGCATTGTTAATAGCCAACGCAACATTCACTGCGTCACCCATCAACTTGATGTGTTCCTCACACTGACCAAACCAAATCATCTTGTCGTCGTCAGAGACAAAAAGGATTTCGTATGTGTGTGGCAACAAACCGAACTCTGTATTGCCGAAACTATCTTTGAGGATAGTGATGTACATGGTGACCATGCTTCCACCTAGATAAGTCGGTGCGTCACGAGACACGATGTACACATCGTGAATGAGTGGTGCTAGCACCTCTAGTTGGATTGGGTCTTTGTTTTCTAATGCGATACGCATTTTATTTCCTGCTTTCTGTTGTTGTTGTTGTTGTTTGATATTTGCGACGCAACTTCATAACACGATTGCGAAGCGTGTCCTGCGACCTACCCGTGATTGACGCAATCTCAGCGTAACGCTTGCCTGAGTTGATCAACTCAATAAGTTGCAGATCATCATCGTCAGTCCAAATACGACCACGACGAGAATAAGGAAGCATGCCCTTAGCATTGAGAGCAACAATTTGTTGCTTGATAGCCGCACTCGTGCGATTGGGCATGACAATGTCATCTATTTGTTTTGCGACGACATACTGATGGAGGAGATACTTGTTTTCCTCATCAGTCCATTTGGCTTTTGAGTAGTTGTAAACGATTTCTGCACTCATCGCTTGTCTCCTCTAGGATTGACACGCCAATTTGGATGGCGATAGTTGCGCTGTGTCTCGTATGTGCCGACACGCTTACCAACTTCGTAAGCGAACGCAACACAAGTGACGAACAGCAACGACGCAAGCAACAATAACAAGTACGGCATCACTTGTCCTCCAATGTGATCAAAGGACGACGACCCCACTTAGCCATGTGCTCCTCAAGACGAGAACGCCGATCCGCATGATCAACACTATTCGTGTTGATGTTCTCAACTTTCTCACGCAACGCAACAATGCGTGCGTCAAGCGCACGATGTGCGTCTTGAATGTCACGCAAAGCATGCGCAATCTCGTATACGGACATTTCATTCATTGTATTTTCCTTTGCTGTAATAACCGATACGGGATTGTATTCGGTAGTGCGTAGCCGAGTTGCGAACTCGGCAAGCCACGCATGACTACGCAAATTGGAACGAGCGTTCCAATTACTTATTGACCTTAGGCTTCACAACCCACTTCACTTGCGGTGCAACCCAGCCATCAACCCAATCAGGTGGCTCAATGCGCTCACGGAACGGCAACACAATCTCATACGGATCATGCACATATGTCGGCGCAACAGGCTCATCAAAACAAGCGCAATCAAAAGACCAATGAAACAAACAGATATCGTCGTCCCAAAAATCATCGTCATCAAGCGTGTCCTCAATGCGGGTGCAACGCAAGTTGCGAACCTGAAATGCGTCGCTTTTAACACGATGCCTTTCAGTAATCAAGGCAATGCCGAAACCCAAAGGCAACGACAAAGCGAACAACATGGCAATGATATTCATTATGATTTCCTTTCATGCAACAAACACGGGATTATGTTTGTAGTGCGTAGCCGAGTTGCGAACTCGGCAAGCCACGCATGGCTACGCAGAATCAGATACCTCGTTGATCAAGCATGTCCTCAAACTTGACAATGAGAATAGACGCAAGTTCTGCCGAAATACCTAGACGATCATCACGGCGTTCCCAACCGTTCTCGTCAAGCATAAGAACATGATTGCCATTCACAGCAACAATGCCGAAACTAGAGTCGCCACAAAACCTGTAGTCAATACCTCTATAGTTGTAAACCTCTATCATGTGATTTCCTTTCATTGAACGAACACGGGATTATGTTCGTAGTGCCTAGTCGGGAATTGAACCCGAACAAGTCGCACCAGCGACTAGGCGAATTGGAACGGTAGTTCCAATCTCACTTGCCAAGTGTGCCGAAAGCGAACAACGAAGCAATCTCTGCATCGCTCACCTTGGCACGGCGCAAGATACTCGCAAGTTCCTCCTTGCGCTGGGCAGAGAACCGAATTGACTTTGGTTCTTTCTTTGCAACAACAGCACGGTTGCCCTGACCGCACATGGTTTCACGCAAGTGCATGATGCCCTTAAACTCAGTGACCTTGTAACCAGCGTCCTGAGCCTTGATGATGTAACCGACATACTTGCGGATCGTGTCCTCAGTATTGTCGCTGGCAACCTTGCCCGCTGCTTTTGCATACAGCGAAACATTCGGTGCGCCATTCTCTTTGCGGAACGACTTGCGACATTCATCGCCAGCCTTCCACCAACCACGGAGCGATTGCTGTTCGCCCTTTGTGATTAACAACTCGTGCGATGCGAAATCGCAGTTGATGTTCTTGCTCATTTTATTTTCTCCTTTGTAATTTGGAACGGTCGTTCCAATTTGGGTTTGTGATTTGAACTAGATACCAGCAGGCGACCAACTACACCTGATCTCTGGCGGTGGAACTGCGCCCTTTTGGCACTGTTCTACCTATAGGTAGAGGCTCGGGAAATATGTCTATGGGCGTTTCCTGTGGTTTTACGCTATACGGTCATGTTTGCCCATGCGTGTCGTCATGCACCCCCCGTATGGGTGGGCGTACACCTCAAAGTGCTAAGGAGTCTCTCCATGCATAGCCAAATCGGGATGAATGTATATATTGTGGTGACAATGGTCACAGTGCGGGTATTGTCGTGTTTCTAAGTACGATCCCTGCAGGTCAGAATATGTTTTTAATGTATTTTACGGGCTGGAGTATGCTCACAGAAGTAGGTGACGCAGTTCTTGAGAACTGCTGTCCCCGCAGAGTAGTTCCCTGTAGATAATTCGTACGTACAAGTGACCCAGTAGTACTGTTCGTTTTCTGCGACAAGGTAGCCCACTGCTGATAGAACGCAGGGTTCGTGGATGTGTCCTGGTTCGTGCCAGTCGTCTCCCATGCTGTAGTGATCTTCCCAAAAGATTTCTACTAAGGGTGGGATTTTAGGGGTTTTCTTCTTCACCATTTAACCTTGTCTGCCCAATAAGCCGCGGACATTGGTCCTCTAGCAATATTGGAAGCATGACGTGCCTTAAAAGAGGCACGTTTCTTGGTCATGCGATCAGATTCCCCTGCTTTAGGTTTTCCTGCTGTCGATGCACCTTGTTCACCAAAGCGAATAGTCTTAACTTGTGACCCTGATTTAGCCACGACAATATGGGACTTCTTAGGATGGTCAGGGGTACGCTTGGGTTTGTTGTAACCTGATACTCCTGCTCGTGCTAGACGGGGATCTTTACTAGAGGCCATTAGTACTTCTTTGTTTTAGATTGTACCTTCATACCTGACTTAGCAGCCGCTTTCTTAGCGGCAGCCTTACCCTTGGCGGTATAAGGAAATTTCTTGTTTCCTACTTGTGGCATTGCTTGCTCCTGTCGTCGCAACTAGTTACTGGTCACTAGATCCGTACCGCCCCTGCGGTAGGTACGGATTACTTGGTGGCCCCTAACCTAAGCGTTACCCGTTACATCCCTAAACAGGTAACGAAGTTGCCTGTATTTTGATGGGACTTGAAGAAAATGTTTTGGATTCGCGCCAAGAAGCGTATATCAGTTGGTTGTGTACACCACCTTCTGAAAGGACACCTACGTCCAAAGAAAAGTACGCTGACTCTATCGGGGTCAATATTAGTACTTTACGGCGTTGGGAAAAGAAGGACGTTTTCCGCAAGGAATGGCAGTCTAAGGTTGATGATGTCCAGGGTTCTCCTGAGCGTTCTCAGCGTCTGCTGGACACTCTGTATGAGAAGGCGTTGGGCGGCGACATCAAAGCTGCCCAGTTGTACTTGCAAGCTACAAACAGAATGGCTCCCCCAACCCTCACCGTTAAATCTGAGACAAATATCGGTCAGTTGTCAGACAAGGAACTTGAAGATCTAATTTCTGCTGTTGCGTCACAGGAAAAAGAATCTCGCAAACTTCGTGTGGTATGAGCGAACTAATTGAATGCCCTGTTTGTGGTGAAGAGTATCCACCACTGGCTTGTAAGTGGCAATGTCCCGCCTGTGGCGAATTGGATGATGAGCCTCTTAAGATGAGGAACAATGGATCTGAATGAACTACTCAACGAACGTGAGTGGCGTAAATGTAAAGGACCTCAAGACGGTTCAATTGACGACCTCGTGGACGCATTTGAACACTTCTGTACCAACTATTGGTATATCAAACATCCTGAGCGAGGACGGATACCTTTTGAGATGCGAGAAGCCCAGGTTGAAACTATTAGAGCCTGGTTGTCTAACCGTTACAGTGTGGTTCTAAAAGCACGTCAGATTGGGTTTTCTACTCTTGGTGCTGCTTACGCGTTTTGGTTAACTTTCTTTTGGCAAGACCGCTTTGTTGTCATGTTGTCTCGTACTGAACGAGAAGCCGCAAAGTTGCTACAGAAATCTAAATATGGGTTCAAGTTTATTCCTCAGTGGATGAAAGAACGTGGCCCTCAGATCACTTCTGATAACCAGTTGAAAATGACTTTCTCAAATGAGTCCGCGATTGAATCATTACCATCGGGTAATGATCCTGCTCGTGGTGAATCTGTGTATCTTGTTATTGTTGACGAAATGGCGTTCCTACCTAACTCTGAGGAAGCGTGGGCTTCTATTGAGCCGATTGCTGACGTTGGTGGTCGTGTTATCTGTTTGAGTACTGCTAACGGTTCAGGCAACTTCTTTCATCATTTATGGACTGGTTCACAGACAGGGGCAAACCTTTTTAAAGGTATCTTTTGGCCTTGGTCTGCTGGCGACCGCGACGAGGACTGGTACGAATCTAAATGCAAAACTATGCCAGGCTGGCAGTTGCACCAAGAATATCCTCGTACCCCTGAAGAAGCATTTATTAAGTCGGGTAACCCAGTTTTTGATATTGATTTGCTGGATTCAATAGAAACTATTGAACCAGCACGTGGATATTTGCACACCATTTCTAAAAAGAACTGTGATTTCAGAATAGTACCTGAAGGCGAGTTTGCTATTTGGGAATATCCTAGACCTGATGGCGTTTATGTTGTCGGCGCTGACGTTGCTGAAGGTTTAGTCCATGGCGACTATTCTACAGCACATATCATTGAGGCTAGATCGTTAGAAGTTGTAGGACACTGGCATGGTCATATTGAACCTGACCTTTTTGGTGACCTTCTTGCCGAAATAGGCTGGTGGTACAACGGTGCTCTTGTAGGTGTAGAAAATAACAACCACGGTTTAACTACTCTAAAGGCTTTACAACGTTATGGTTACAAAAATATTTACCGCACTCGTAGATTACAGCAACGTCGTCCTGAGGCGACTGAGCAACTTGGTTGGCGTACTACGACAGCCACAAAACCTTTGGCTATTGACGAACTTTCTGCTTCTATCCGTGACTCTGAGCTTGGTTTGTTTGATAGCCGCACTATTGCAGAATTAAGAATGTTTGTCCGTGACCCTAACGGCAAAATGCATGGTTCACCACATGACGACCGTGTCATGTCTTTGGCTATCACATATCAAATGTTAAAGTATGTTTGGCTACCCGAATATCGGGCTGAAGCCCCTATACCCAAATATAGTTTGCATTGGTTTGAAAGATTCATTATGAGCGAAGATTATGGCACAGATCCCATACCTATCGGTGCATATAACACTAGAAGAACCATGTAACGAACCATTGTTAATGTGATGGGATCTATTAACTGCACAGAATGCTCAAAACTGTTTTCTTTTGACGTACTTCCGCGCCGGGGCGCGGTATGTTTCGCATGCCATCTAAAAGGCATTCGTCTAGGATTTGCACATGGCAAAGAGGACTTTCATGGCCCTACCATTAAACAGCGTCAAGATGAGCAAATGAGGCAAGCCACTGCGGCTGGTATTAAGGCCGAACCTGTTGGGACTCGTTGGGTCTAAAATGCATTGGATCACCCCTATTGTCGTCGCACTTATTGGTGGTCCTTTGATGTTGGCTTTGAAAAGGTATGACACTCGTAATACTAGGGAACATGGCGAGAACTATAAAGTTCTTCGCCGTATTGAAGATAAAGTTGACCACATAGATGATCGTTTGGACGATCATATTGATTACCACTTGAAAGAGGGATTATGAAGTATTCAGAATCAGCCAAGAAAGCAGTAGCAACATTTGTGTTTGCTTCAACAGGCATCCTTGTGGGTGGTGCTGTAGGTGGTTTAGAGATTTGGAAAACAGCCCTTTGGACTGGTGTTGGCGCACTCATTAACTTCGTTTATCGTGCTTCTGAAGAGTACATTAACAGCATTGATGGTGAATAGTAATGGCGCGTCAAACGCATTCAGAAACTCTTAGCAAATATAAGCAGAAGATTGCTACGACAAAACGGTGGCGTCGTGAAGAAGATTATGACGATCTTTGGCGTCGCCTAATTGACTTGTATCGGGGTAAGCAGTATGAGGACATTTCTCCTGAAGATCGTTTGCTTGTCAATATTTCGTTCTCTACCGTAAACGTTATTGCTCCTAGCGTTGCTGTTAACTATCCCAAGATTGCCGTTAACGCTCGTCGTCCCGATGACGCACCTAAAGCAATTATTACTGAGGCTGTTATTAACTACTGGTGGAAGCACTATAAAGTGCGTCCCGAGTTCCGTAGGGCTGTAAAAG